TAGAGAAGATCCCGCAGTTCATCATGCTTGCGGAACAGATTATTGCGTCTGAAATTAAGTTTCTTGGCAATTTGACGGTGGTCACCAGCACTATGGTGGCGTCAGAGAATGTGATTCCAAAGCCTTCCAGATGGCGCAAGACGGTTTCTATGAACGTCACCGTTGCCGGGAAGCGCCAGCCTGTGCTGTTGCGCACTTACGAGTACATCCGCGAGTATTGGCCAAGCCCAACCTCAACGAGTGAGCCGCTGTATTTTTGCGACTACGACTACCAGCACTGGCTGGTTGGTCCGACCCCCGCATTGGGGTATGCCTATGAGGTGCTGTACTACGAGCGTTTGCAACCTTTGGACTCTTCAAACCAGTCAAGCTGGTTTACACAGTATGCTCCGCAAGCCATGCTTTACGGAACCCTTTTGCAAGCCATGCCGTTCCTTAAAAACGACGAACGGATGCCTATGTGGCAGGCTAATTACGACAGAATTATTGAAGTCCTGAAGACGGAAAACGTGACCCGTGTTGCTGATCGTCAGGCAATTGTGAGGGATTCATAATGAGTTTTACTTCGCCCTTCACGGGACAGGTCATACAGCCAACGGACGTCTCATATCGCGATATAACGCTTTCAGCCGACACAGCCTTGTCGTGGCCAATCAATGGCAGTGCCACTGATAATGCCGCAGCAAGAATCATGGACGTCACATCGCTGTCAAGCGGGTTGGTTCTGGCTGGCGTCCTTGTTACAGGCACAGGCGGTCAGTGTTCTTGCACGACAACCCCAAGTCTTTTTGTTGGCCAAGCCGTTGTTGTTACCGGAGTTTTGATTGGCACGGCAACGGGTATTGTTACCGGCAACACTTACTTCATTATCCTCACCAACGGCACGACCACATTCACGCTGTCGGCTACTTCAGGCGGCACGGCAATAGCCACCACGGCTGGCACGACCACTGGCCTGACGTTCACGTTGGACTCGTTCACGCTGGACATGCCGCCTGCCAATCAGGCGTCTGTCGGTATCGACGCTTTGTTTCGCAACGTTGGGTCCTACTCTTTTGCGGTTAGGGACTATGTTGGCAATCCGATTGTTACGATTGCTGCGGGTGAGGCAAAATACATTTACGTTACAACCAACGCCACCACGGCGGGCACATGGGGCCTCATAGCCTTTGGCGTAGGTACATCCAACGTCGATGCCGCCACCCTTGCCGGGTATGGCCTCAAGGCCATCTCCAACACCCTGAACGCCGCAAACGAGGTAAACACGTTTGGATCAAACTACACCGCGCTTAACACCGACCGCGCCTCGACATACGTCTGGACCGGCGGCTCCGGCACCCTAGCGCTGACGGCAGTCGGCACACTGGGCAACGACTGGTACATGATGGTCCGCAACGGCGGCACGGGGACGTTGACCATTGCCCCTGTCAGCGGCTTGATCAACGCCGCATCAACGATCGCCTTGCAACCTGCCGATTCTTGCGTAATCTGCTGCTCTGGTTCTGCTTTTTTCACGGTTGGATTGGGCCGCAGCACTGAGTTCAACTTTACCCAACTTACCAAAGCGGTGGTGTCGGGAAGTTACACCTTGACGGCGTCAGAGGCTGCCAACACGGTTCAAAAGTACACCGGGACACTGTCGGGAAACGTGACGGTGGTCCTGCCTCAGACGGTGCAGGTGTACTACATCACCAACCAGACCAACGGTGGCGGACCCGGCTACCAGATTACATTTACCACGGGTGCGGGTGGAGCGACTGCAACAGTTCCTGCTGGCCAGCAGATAATTTTGCTGTGCGATTCGGTGAACTTGCTGAACGCCTCAACGATTGCGGCTGGTGCGGTGAACGTGTCCTTGGTGGACGGGACTGTAGGGGCTCCATCGCTGAACTTTGCAACGGAGACGTCAACGGGTATTTATCGACCCGGCTCGGGTGAATTTGGTATTGCAATCTTGGGCGTCAAGTTGTTTGGGCTGACCGCAACGGGCCTGAACATACCGGGCACTGGAAACTTTACTGGGGGTGTTCAGGGCGGGACCTTCTAATGGCAGCCAAGGTTTTCTCCCTCGACACGCAACCGGGCATACAGCGTGACGGCACCGTCTTTGACAAATTGTTTTACAACGATGGTGAGTGGGTTCGGTTCCAGCGCGGACGTCCTCGCAAGATTGGCGGCTACCGCGTAATCTCCAACCAGCTAACTGGACCCTCACGCGGTATTTGGCTTAACGCACAAAACTCCTTCACATCAATTTTCAGTGGCTACAACGACGGTCTTCAAGTCCTGACAATTGACAACAACGGCGTGGGCTCTGGTGTTGGAAATTTCACGTTGGCCAATTTCACAGCGTCTGACCTAAACCTGTGGCAGTTTGACGGTTTCTATGACGTCTTAGGCGCGGGTTATCAGTCACTTGTTGCGCATCCGGGTCTTAACCTTCAGTCCATAGGCAACGACAACAACACCCCGGTGCTGATCGGAGATATCACTGCATTGACCATGCAGCAAGTTGGAGTTTTTACTGACGTTGGCTCAACTACAAATTTGAGCACTAACGTAACGTTTGTTGCGCCAAACACTTTGATGGGTGCGGGGCAAACCGTGACTGGATCGGGCATTCCAGCCAACACTACTGTGGTGTCTGTCGGTCTTGTGAGCACCACACTTACATTGGCTGGGGTTGCAGTAACTGGCGCAGCGGGTCAGTTTTCTTGCAGCGCAACCACCCTGCTGCTTAACCAATCAATTGTTGTTACCGGCACTTTGACGGGGACCGCATCTGGTGTTTCCCCCGGTACTTACTTCATCATAGTAACCAACGGAACGACCACGTTTACGCTGTCATCGACTTACGGTGGTTCGGCAATTGTCACAACGGCGGGTACAACTGCCGGCCTAACTTTTGTTGTACAGGTTTCCAGTTTGTGGACTGTTGTCTTGAGCGCAACTGCTACCGCTACGGCTTCCGTTACCTTGACCTTCAACAACAACATATCGGTGTCTGGCGGGGTTGTGTCGCTGCACCCCTACCTGTTTGTGTACGGCAACAACGGTCTGATCCAGAACTGCTCGGCTGGCAACACCAGCGACTGGGTCTCTGCGGACGCCAATGCCACCAACGTGGCCTCTGGAAAGGTTGTGCAGGGATTACCAGTCAGGGGAGGCTCAAACGCGCCCTCTGGCCTGTTCTGGACGCTTGACAGCCTTATTCGTGTTTCGTTCATCGGCGGCACTGGAACTCCTGCTCAATACTGGCGTTACGACATCATCAGCAGCCAGTCTTCAATTCTGTCTTCTCAGTCTGCAATCGAGTACGACGGCGTCTATTACTGGTGCGGCGTTGACCGTTTTCTGCTGTACAACGGTGTGGTCAAAGAAATACCCAACGCCATGAATCAGAACTACTTCTTTGACAACCTGAACTATGACCAACGCCAAAAGGTGTGGGCCACGAAGGTTCCGCGTTTTGGTGAGATTTGGTGGTTCTACCCCCGTGGTGACGCAACCGAATGCACCGACGCGGTAATTTACAACGTGCGAGAAAACACTTGGTACGACGCAGGCGAGGCCCGTGGTGCGCAGCGCTCTGCCGGGTACTTCTCGCAAGTGTTTGCCTACCCGGTGGCCGCAGACTGGGATGTCAGCACCGCCGAGACCGTGTTCACCGACACTTTCAACGAGGTGTCTGGCAGCGTTTTTTTATTCAGCGACACTTACAACACGCAAGTTGCGGTTACTCAAGTCATCTCTGGCACCAACATTCCAACGAGCACGACCGTGGTAGCTATCACGACCAGTAACATCAAGACGCTTGGCGCAATCACTCCGGGCGCTGGCTACGTCAATGCGACCTACACCAACGTAACCCTCACAGGAGGGGCAGGATTGGGCGCTAAGGCCACGATTGTTGTTGCCGGCACTTCCGTGACCACCGTGACCCTTACGGCCCGTGGAGCGGGTTATTTGGTGGGCGATGCCCTGAGCGCCACGGCGGCAAGTTTGGGCGGCACGGGGGCTGGATTTTCCATCCCGGTTACGGCAATTTATGCCCAAGCCATTCAAATGTCGGCAGCGGCTACGGCTACGGCTTCGGCGTCCCTGACCTTTTCCATCCCGCCTGACCTCATCGCCATGTACCAACATGAAATTGGCACTGACGAAATTGATGGCCAGAACGTCAGGTCCATCCTTAGTTCCTTTGAGACCAACGACTTGAGTTGGCTGGGCGGTGGCCCTTCACAGCCGTCGCCAGAAGGCGTTAACCGATGGATTCGGTTGGAGCGTATTGAGCCCGACTTTGTGCAAGTTGGAGATATGTCGGTGGTGGTTACTGGCCGACCATTTGCTCAAGGCGAAGACAAGGAATCAGACCCATACGTGTTTGGCCCAAATACGGGTAAGGTTGACATGCGCGAGCAACGTCGTGAACTGCGTTTGAAATTTACCTCTGACGTAGCTGGGGGGAACTACCAGCTTGGCAAGTTGCTGCTCGACGCCGAGATTGGCGATGTGAGACCTTATGGCCCTTAACCCTGCACAGGTCTGCGACCCACGGTATCACACGTTTGATTCGTGGGCGTCGCTCATGTGCGAGTTGTATGCTACTCAGAACCTTGAGATCCCCAACAAGTTAACCAACTGGCGGTTGTGGGGAAATGGGCTAAACGCAATCGACGTCTTTTCAAACGAAGCAACTCCGCGCACTGACCAGTACGAAAATTGGTTCAGTTGGGCAGAGGCTATGGTGGCAGCCGTTAACCCGGCTACGCAAACAACATGACCTACTGGTGCAACGGATCGCAAGTCTACACGCGGTTTTATGACTCGTTGAGCATACTGTTCCCGGCGTGGGAAAAGTCTTTTGTGTCCGTTGCAAAGCACCACATTTCAAACGTAAACGACAAAACCTTGTTGCCGCGTATTGAGCAGTTCATCAAAGAAGAGTTGGCTCATGCAAGTGCTCATGAGTCTTACAACAGCCGATTTGGATTGACCGAGAAAGCTGATGTTGAGTTTGAGAAAGCCAAGATTGTTCATCTTAGACCGGGCAACAAACTTTGGTTGGGGGCTATGGTTTCAATTGAACACCTTGCCGCTTGCTTTGGTCGAATGATCATTGACATGCACGGCAACTGTCATGGCCGTGAGCACAAACTGTTTGCGTGGCACTCCCGAGAAGAGATTGGCCACAAGGATCTGGCCATTGACCTTTGGCGCAGTCTGAACTATTCAGATGCTGACTTGCGGGTAATTGCAAGGCAAAATCAAGCCTACGTCATTAAATTTATTGTTGGCCACACCTTAAAAAACACCAGTTTTCGACGTTTGAAGGACTGGACTGACTTTGCGCATTGGGCGTGGCACATGACAACCAAGGTACTGGTTCCTATGCTCAAGATCTATTCGCCCAAATTCCACCCAAACAACGTGGATGACAGTCGCTATATGGAGGTGACAGCATGACCATGACAGGCATTCACCCGGTTAGCTCCAAGGAGCACATGCTTCAGCCCACTGACATTTTTGCGGTGGCCGCGCATGAGTACAAGCAAGGTATTGCTGATTGCGCAGCGGCGGCAAAGAAACATGGCGTCAGCCCCGAGAGGCTATCTTATTCCATCATGATCAAGGAGTACAGCGACCCCCGGTTGATTCGCATTCGGGCTGGGAACACGCTATTTACAATTGCGGCCCTGCCTGACCGTGTTGGATTTGTTCACGGGTACAACGGCGACACTGGCCAAAATTACGTTGATAACATACTTGAATTTAGTCAGGCAGCTAGAAAAATTGGGTTTGATATTTTGATTTGCTCTACAACGCCTGATGTTGTTCGCGCTTTAAAGCTTATGTTAAAAAAGCAAAACGTTGAAGGCATCAAATCCAACTTTGATTCTTCCAAAAATCTTTTTTCATTCACCACTGGTGAACCAAGGGATTAATGATGGGATGGCTTAAAAGACAAGTTAAGGCATTTCTTCACAACCCGCTATCAATAATATTGCAGGTAGCTGGTTCGTTTATTGGAATTCCTAGTTATATAACTTCTGCCGTTATTACTGCGGCTAAAGGCGGTAGTCTTTCAGACATTGCAAAGTCTGCCGCTGTTTCTTACGTTGCAACCCAATTTATTCCTAACACGGGAATTGGAGAACAAATTGGACAATTTACTAAAGATGTTGGGTTAGATTTTACTGACTCCATAATGAAGACGTTTGATCTTCCTGCGGACTCTGCGGTTTCAATTTCAAGAGCGGTTACATCCGGCCTGAACGCATCGGTTACTGGCGGAATCAATGCGGTAATCAGCGGCAAGAACGTTATGGACGGAATAACGTCTGGGTTTACTTCTGGATTGATTACCTCTGGAACAAGCAGTTATTTTGATTCTTTGAATAAAGACCAAAACTGGGGTTTGTCGGCAAAAACTTTAAACATTATGAAAGGTTCAGCCAGCGCCGGATTGACGTCTCTTGTTTCAGGCAAGGGCGATCCTTCTGAAGCTGTTGGGAACTACCTTTTCTCTGGCGCCTTAAACATGGGC